AAGGTATGAAATACTTGCCCTGCTCCATAGCCAACGCAATCCTAGGAACTCCAACATCATGCTTGTGTTTCTCTCTTCCCGTATTGTGACCCTCTACTGGCATGCCATCTAACTCCTTCGCCGTGTGAACAACAAGCCTCTGATAACCATTCGACTCTACCATTATCTTATCTGGATTGTACTTATCTGCCAAACTCTTCATCGTAACAACCTGCGCCTCTAACCATCCTGCACCCTTAGCCCGAATCTTACCACTCCAACAATACAATACCTTTCGTTCTAAAGTTACCCTGTTGTAAGCCATAACAACATATGCCGTCTCATCATTCTGACTGTCCATACCTACTGCCAAGTCAACCCCCATTGTTACAAACCAATCATCACCCTCTGGAGGCAAGCCCATCGAAATACTATCATGTAAACACGGCTTCAACACCTCGTAAGGTATCACTGCACTCTCTGGGTCCAACGGATTTAACATATACTCAGACTCAAAAGCACGACTTCCCATCGTCTCCCTTTCTTTATCCAACCTCTCCTGATTCCAATACTCAGGCCAACGCGGCGTTCCATCCTCTAACAAAGCTGGATGACGTACCGAGTTCCACTGACTGTTCTGCTGCGCCCAATCTGTCGCATCTCCAACCCTCTTCTGTGTTCCTACCAATAACATCTTAGCTTTCGGCAAACGCATCGGCATCACAACTCTCTTTATGTAGTGAATAACTTTTTCGTCTGTCATATTTGGAAACTCTTGTAAAATATCATCCAATATAATCATGTGAACGTGAGGACCCTCAAGTGCTTTTCCAATACTAGCCGCATGAACTCTACTTCCATTGTTAAAATACTTAGCACCCTTACGCCAAGTTACCTTGTCATCATCACTCTGTGACTTCATAAACGAATTAAGCCTCCAAGAACGTCTACAGATTTCCTCAAACTGCTCAAGTTTGTCCCAAGCCTGTTCCAACGTAGCCGAAAGATACAACGCACGGTAATTTGGCTGCATTGCCATCTGATAAGCAAGTGCTGACAACCCCCAAGACGTCTTCAAGTGACCCCTTGCGCAAATTATCGAGGTATGTGTCCCCGCTTCAAACGCATCTGCCCACTCTGCATGCATCTGACCCAACGGGACATATTCTCCAGGTTCTAACTCCATGTAATGACGTAATACATCATCAATAAACGCCTCTAACGTAAGTGGCGTGCTCTTTAATGTGTCTAAAGCACCACTAATCGCTAAATTCAGCAGCTTGTCGTCGATTCCTTTTTTCGATTTCGTCATCGTTAGTCCTTATTTCAAGATATTTTGTCTCTGCATCATAATAATCCAAATACTGTACTAAAGTCTGGATGTCATCCATCTCTTTTAAAACTTCGCCATCTCTAATTATGCGAATCACGCCTCTATCCACCTCATTCCATCCCAACTATAAACATCAAAATGCTTCCTATACCTGTATCGGTCTATCAAAAAACACCTTGTAACCTTTTCATCGTTGTCATAGTAGGTTTCACCCCCATTTACGCGCTTAAAATCACACTCTTTTAGCAATTTCTTCAAGTTTTCAACCGTAATTACCCATAAATGCTTCTCTTCAACATTTGGTATGTAATACGCAAAGTATGTAGCTCGCGTTTTTCTTATTCCACTCTTCTTTCCACGACATTTATACTCTATTACCATGTTTCCTGACCCTCCATCATCCCAATTCTTCTCCCAATAGTCAGTCTTTACCTCAAATGTCACTGGGTCCTCATACGGATTCTGAAATAATATGTCAAAATACGCATTATCATTGTATTTCTTGAACTCTAAACCCATAACCGATTCAACAAAATGCCTAACTGCCTCTTCTCCCTTCTGCCCATCTGCCAAATCCTTCTCAAAGTTGTTGTTCATAACAATAAATCCTCCGAAAACTTCTGATTCGCATTAACAACCCTGATTTCTAACGGATAATGACGGTTTTTTCGCATAATACTAGACGTATCTTCAGTATTTACCACCTCATAGATGATTCCAGCGTCCGCATCTATCACATCTGCACGCAATCCACTGTCATCAAAGATAGCTTCCGTGTAAAACTCGTGCCCCCACTCCTTTAACTTCCTGCAAATCGCAAACTTCATGTCAATATGGGCCTTAGTCTCATTACTACTCCACCGAAACGCATTCCTATTCCGATTACTAGTCCTTAAAAGTCTCGAAACCTTGTTCCTCTGAACTTGCTTATTCATCTATCTGTCTCCGACACGCTTTGCAATTTACCTCATGGTCCTTATCACTGGCCATGATATTCATACTCCCCTTTATCGTATCAGCATAACGCCCACACAAAGTCCACTGCGTGTCGCCCATATACTTATGAACGATGTCCAACTATGTCCCCCATTATTGGCGTATATATCATATCCATCTTGCACTTGTAACAATCCTTCATAGGACGACCCTCCTTCTTCTCACTGTAAATGAAATGCTCCTTGCCTATCAAACGATGCTCCTCTTCCCATCTCTCTCCACATTGATAACAAGCAAACTTCCACTTCATTGAGAAGCCCACTTCCTGAACTTATCCTCAAGCTCATCTCGCATCTTTCTGACCTCTGCCGTGCTCTGAAACATACCATCATCATTCTGTATCCGCCTCCTCAAACGACTCACACTACTCTTATCTGGTGCAAACTTTAACAAAACATACAAGTCCGTCATAAACTGCTCCTCGTAAATGCTAGTCTTCTTGTTAGAAGGTATCGCCCTATAATAATCCTTCAGTATTAAATAAAATAACTCGACATCACTGTCCCTCGTGTGAGGATACTCCTTCAAATATTTTATCACTAACTTGCGCGTGCTCTCCATGTCCTTAAACCACTCTTTCATATGTAACTACTTGCGTTCCTTAACTTCTCTATGTAACGTAAAAGGAACTGCTGTTTCACGTTCTCATCCATCTTGACCTCTTCCAATGCCTGACTTATACACTCATTAATCGTCTCTACTAACTCCTGCTTCTCATTCTCTCGAAGACTCATCTTCTCCGCCATCTCTGTCAACTTTGCAAACTCATGGCCCCGTATGTCAACACCACTCTTCTCTCGCATCCTATCCAAGAAAGCACCCCGTACCTCCTCAACCTGCTCTAACCTGTTAACCTTGCTCTTCACTACCTGCTCCTTAACAACCTCGCGAACCTCATGCTTGACATCCTGCATCAACTCCTGCCAACCCATCGAATCACTCCAAGCACGAACTGTGCTCTTATTCAAAGGAGGAACAAACTTGTTCCTCTCTTGCAATATAGTTGCCACATCTGAAAAACTGTTGCCCTCCAAATATAACTTCATAGCCTCCTCTTTGTGTTTTAACTTATATTTCGTCATCTCTAATCAACTCCCGTAAATCCAATGCCTTCTTGCAACGTGCACAACTAACAAACTTCGTGCCTCGACGCTGCATTGCAGTAAACTCCATCGGCGTACACTCATACCCACACATCGTCAACCCATACACCTCACTCGGTGCGTGCCTTTTGTGCATCCAACTCCTCCTCTATTATCTTCCTGCGATACCAATCTACACCTACCCAGAATCCTAATATAAAAGATATCGAAATCGACAAAGCCACTACAAAATCACCCATAGCACACCACACATATTCCGTCGTTCTTCTCAACCGTCTTAGTGTCTATCGCTATACCACATAACTTGCAACGCCAATAATCCATCACTCCTGCTTCTCCCCCATAACATCCGATATCATCGCCTTGCACAATACCGATACCATACCCAATCCTGTCGTATATGCCTTTAACTCCTTTCCTTCGTATTTCAAAGGATTGTCATCAACAAACTTCTGAACATGACCCATTATCTCATCCAACAACACTACCCATACATCTAAACTATTCGCCATTGTTCACCTGCTCCATCGCCCACTTCTTCAAATCATCCATAGCACCATGGTACCCTGTCAAAAATGCCTTCATGTCACTGTCGCCAACTGGCGCCCAAACTTGCAAATCATGCACGTCATCCTTCAACCCCGCCATCTTGCGCTTCGCAAAATTTCTAACGTCTACTAAACGTATGTCCGTCTCTAAATGCTTCTGGGTCCAAACATGGCCCTTCTTCCACACCTTATCACTCATGGTAGGTCATATGTCCCTTCTCTATTTAACTCTTTCCACTCTATCATGTCCAACCTCAAGCAAGCACTCCACATCTTATGGCTCATAACTTCCTTCTTCGCGTATGTATCAGCAATGCTTCCCATATCTCCTCCTGCAAACTAACCTCATCTTCCTTAGCCAACTCCTTCATGTCTGCAAATACCTCTTGTCTCATAGGGTCCCTACCGCAATTCAAAATATACTGCTTAGGCCACCCCTTCTCTTTGGCGTATACCATACACCACCCCTGCCAAAGGGACATATAACCTTTATGGTAGCAACCTCGGAAAAAAAATAATACAACTCATTTCATAGCAAAACTCTGAAGATTTATAGAATACCCCACCCAACCAGCGACCCCCCCACGGACTACATACAAGGCCACCTTTGACCTATTTTTGACGGACTACATACACCAAATATTACGCGAGTATGTAATTCGTTTATTGGCGCCTTTTGTGTTATTTTATTTGTATGTAAAGCGGTTATTTTTGGGATTTATAACTCTGTTAATTTTGGATTATTAGCGGATTACATACGGCGGTTTTTTGGGGTTGTATGTAAATCGTAAATTCTATTTTTTGGATTGTATGTAATGCGGTTATTTTGATTATTTTAATAGTAGTAATAATTCTTATTTTTGTAAGTTTTTTTAGAATTATAAATTCGAGTAGTTTATATATGAGTTAATTAAAAAAGTGTCCAAAAACAGTGGAAAATATGCCCTTATTTTTTTTTTAGTATTTAAAAGAAAAGCGTTTTTTTGGTGCTTCTGGAGAGGTTTGTATATAAATGAAAAATCGCTATAAGGGGGTATATAATACGAGAAATTGATTTTATTTATATAAGAAGCTCTAGAGATTTATTTTTATTATATAGGGCAATATAGCGATTTTGTGCTTAATTTTAGGGGTTTATCGAGGAGAGGCAAAATGAGCACTAGGACCGCCTACACGAAAATTGAATTTTTGTCTAATTTTAGCTAATTTTGTGCTTAGCTTTTCAATAGGTCAAAATGTCGTTTTAGCTGTTTTTTAACGGTTTTTTTCACTTTTGAACTGTTAATTTGTGCTGTGTCCCACCGAAAAAGTGCTTTCGGAGCTATTTTTTCAGTATACAACCTTGGGTTGTTGTTTTGTGCTTGCGCTTATATACTAACTAATAGGGCTTTTAAGGCTAAAAAATAGGGTGTTTTATCGAGGAAAACAAAGGCGCGTATACTTCTTAGAAAAAGAGAAAGTCAAATTTTACCTTAATTTGAATTTGTATAGGGTGAGGAGAAAAAATATGTCAACAGTAAAAACATATGAAAGCCTGTTAGCTGAATGTGAAGCATTCGGTAAGACTCTAGAATTTGGATATTCTAGTTTAACACAAAGATACGAACCTAAAGCACTTGGAGGTTTCTAAAATGAACTTCAAATATTGCACCACAATGGACAGTGATGCATTTAGAAAATTATCTTGTTCTAAGTGTGGTGAAGATTTAGATGTAAGAAGTTATTTTTTACCTGTTAGAATTGTAAATATTGATAGGTTCGGAAATGAGAGAAGAGGAATGGAAATTCATATTAGATGTAATAATGATAATTGTGATAAATCTGATTATAAGAAAAATCCAGATTACTTCAAACCTGTTTTTGTAGGAGCGATTTAGAATGGCTAGTAGAGAAGATTGGCCGAATAATAAGATTGTATGCTTCAGAATAGCTGAAACTTTTACAGAAGAAAGAGATGGTAAAAAATGGACTTCTAAAACTGTAAAATATGAATCATACCGCTATAGTTGGGAGTCTGAAAGACACGAAATAAACGAACATATGTTTAACAAATATTATGCAAAAGTTAGTAATAATTATTTTGTAGTTTACTCACATACTGAAATGGATAATAATATTGTGGATTCTGTAAGTAATTCGACCACATGGGGAGAAGAATAAACATGGCTAAAGAGATATTTGGTATTGAACTTGAAATACCTCTAAAAGTTGGAGTTTCAGTTAATCAATTTAGAGAGTGTCTAGTTAGTGCAATTGGTAGTGATTTAGTGCATCAACCTAACCATGGCCGTATTGTAGGATATCACTCTGATGAGTATGAATCTAATATTGATAAATGGCGTGTAGCTTCAGATAGTTCACTTCATGAATTCCAAGGTCGAGGTGTTGAAATTGTAAGTAGACGTAGAACTAGTTTGAAAGAAACTAAAAAAGCGATGGAAGCAACTCGTCACCTTGTAGATTTAGACCTAATGACTAGGACATCTTGTGGCGGTCACCATGTCCACATAGGAATACTTCATTTTAGCGCAATTAAGAGGACATACGACCCCGAAACTTCAGACGGTAGATACAAACTAATCAGAACTAAAAGAGTTAAACTATTAGAGGTTAAAATACACGAAATTTATGCATACTTTCAACCTGTCTTAAATGCGATTGTTTCAAGGTCCAGAAGGACAGGAAGCGGTAGAGAATACAACAGAGGAGTAAACTCTAATTATTTGGAAGCTAAAAATAATGAAAATAGTAGTTCTTATTCTCGTAAAGAAGACTACCTAAACAGCACGAGAGAACAGGCACCATTATGGGGCAATAGAGGCGTTGTAAACTTTGGCAAATTGTCATCTTATGGCACTGTCGAATATCGACAACATCAACAGACATACCACGTTTCCACAGTTCAAAACTGGGTTAAGCTAATGCACCGAATTACTAGCCGTGCATGGGTTCAAGAAACCAAGAATATCGACCCGTCAGATTATCCCGTCACTGTGGACGGTTTAGCGGACTTTCTAGGGCTAGGAGCTAACAGGCTTAGGGCATGGATGAGGAGAAGAGCTAACCACTTTGGATTTAGCGCAATAGCACGAGAGAATGGAGTTAATCCAGTTGTAGGAGTTAGGGCAAGGTCTACCCTTTCCTCTCTAGGTCCCGAATTGAGAGAATACTTATCAATCAACGATAGGCGACAAGAGGAAATAAACAGACTTTACGATGCAATAGTTTTGGCCTGTGCTAATCATGAATCCACCTATAATCTTGTAAAGTTTGCTTATCTTGAATTTAATTTGTCGGCAAGGAACTTAAGGGAAATTTGTGAGAATAATATTCCTGTTGAACTTTTACCTAGTGGATTATCAGTGGGATGGGATAGCCTAAATTGGGAGTCAATCAGAAGCGAGGTGATAGAAGCAATAGAAACCCAATAAGAAAAACTAAATTCCGATGGCCTTGGTTCGGGGCCTTAACTCGAACCATTTTTTATTTATTTTTTTTAATCTTAAATTTTACTGATTGATAATTATTTTAATCTTGATTATAGGTAAATCCCTTTAGCCTTGGAGTATTTGATTAAATGATA